TTAATTGTTTTTAACATCTCTATGCCTCAAGATTTTTACCGTTCTGGTTGACCATTGCGGTCCATAGATTTCACGTATAGATTTACGGCCGTGAAGCTGATGCAAAATTAATGTATTGCCAATACAAGGTTCGGTATCTTCGGACTTCAGCATTGCATTATCACCAAGCCAAATAATGCAATGATTTGGGTGTTCTGTTCGTGGTACTCGGCAAATCAACATATCTCCATATTGCGGAGTGTCCACTTCATAGAAACCGGCTTTCGGAAAGTTATCAATCAATATTGACGGATGATCTTTGTCTTCCCACCAGCCATCTTTTCGTTCAAAGTCTGGCAATTTAATACCTAGCTCACGATCATAAAAGTCACGGACTAGTGCATAACAGTCCTGAAAATGATGAATATAATTACGCCCCACTAAAGGGGCGCGATAACCAAATGGTTCATAAACTTGAAAATCCAGATCCGGATATGAACAAATTACCCACGGCTTTTGATGTAACTCAATTTGAATCAGATCAAGTTCCGAAGCTTTTGTTGTTCCATCTGGATGAGAGTGAACATAAGCTAAGATTTCGCCTTGATCTTCAGCACTTGCCAAATCCTCGGGATGAATTTCAAATTGATCAGATTGTTCGGCAATATTGCGACAAGCGATATATTGCTTATCAACAATCACACCACAGCATTCAAGTGGATAGCATTCATCAGCATGCGCCATGATTGCTTTTTTATGTTTTGCCGTCAGTTTCATAAAACCTCACAATAAGCTTGAAGCCGGGAAACCACCAAATGGCAGCGGTTTATTTTCACCAAATCGCAATCGGCAAGAACGTAAACGTCCTCCGCATCGATCAAGTGCCGGATTATCAGTTGGCTCATCTTTATCAGTGAACATTGCTACACCTGTGTAACCGCATTCCTCACCCCGGTACTTCCCGACCATGCACCAATGACAAAGTGAAGTTATTTGGCGAACTGGGATTTTTAAACCCTCAAAATCGATTGGATTGGACAGCTCGAAAGTCACTTGTTGTGCATTTTCAGATGTCTTTTGCTCGATGTACCAGATTTGCTCTTTTGATTCATTCGATGCAATTGGATTGCCTTCTGTGAAGTTTTCAGCATCTAAGTATTTAGCAAGTGTGGTAATCACTTTAAGTTTTGCACCAGCAAAGTCTTTAAACTGCAAACAGTAAGCAGACACAGCATTTTGAATGCCGTTGATATTGTTGGCCATGCTTAAAGTTGGTGCTGAAGCTTTACCGTCCGAACGCATTTCAAGGCCAGATACTTCCAAAGCCATAGGCTCAAATACTTGACCTTGCCAAATAATATTGCGGTTCCATACTTTTTGATCGCCAGCATCAAAAACTTTGCCAATGCTGCCAGAGTCGGCACCGATCAGACCACTTGAACCAATTGAAGAGTAGATTTTCTCCCAGTCTTGAAAAGCTATATGGCCATGAAAACGTAAAATGCCAGCACCTAAACTGCTGGCATCTAATTCATACAAATGGATTAATCCATCTACATAAAGCTTCTGGAAATCACTATTCAGGGTCATAAGTCACCTCGTCATAGATTGGATTTCCATCTTTGTCTAAGACTGGCACATCATCAAAAACAGGATTTCCTTCACTATCTACTGCTTGCACCCATTCGAATACTGGTTCACCATTTTCATTAATGACTGGTTGATTTGATAGGATGGGTGTGCCGTTTTGATCAGTTTGAATGTGGGTTACTGGCTTTTTATAGTTCTTGCCATCCACAATTACAGCTTTTCCTTCATCATCAAATAAATCTTCGTATTTAGTGATATAGGTCAATTGCGGTGCATATTTTACTTGCTGGACCATCCGCGGTTGCTTTTCAGTACGTGGAACTTTTCTAACAATCGTTTTCTTAACCGTGTTTAGACGAATATCAATCCAACGCGGCTCATCATTAACATTATTTGGAATATCTATAGGGGCATCAAGATTTGCAACAATATCGCCTTCTTCATTTAGCTTTTTCTTATATGTCTTAATTTCAAGATCACCATTTTCTAATGTTTGATATTCAACCGCACAAATCTTATTACCATGGGTGTCAGTTGGAATTTCAATCCACCAGCCTTCCTTCGCAAAACCCGATGACCCTTTGACAAGGTAATGACCAATGTCTAGTTTCTCAAAAGAGAGAGGCTGTTCAGCAGCTTCTTCATTGTGTTCAATTTTATCTGCAAAAAGCTTAACAACCGGTGAGGCATTCTTTAAAAACCCATTTGCATCTACTGTTGTATTTGAAGAAGTTCTGAAGAAATATTTAGCAGTAAAATCAGATGATCCGTCCGTCCAACCTGCTGCTTTGACATCTCCGCCAAATGGTCCAAAAGAAACAGCAATATTTGTATCTTGAGCTTTCATGTAGAGTGTTGGAGCATAAAGCTGGAAAACACTGCCGCCATCTGCCCTGAAAATTCTTGATTGGTTCTGAACAATATTTTTGACATCACTTAAAGTGTTTACATCTAAATGTGATGTACCCATGGAACCAAAGCCAAAAGCTCCAACTTCCATTACATTGCCGGCTTGAGTCCCAACCAAACGGCTTGCTGCATGGGTATTATTTGTAAAGTTTTCATTCATTTTTGCGCCAGTAGAGCGAAATGTGTCGCCGCCTGCGCCAGTCGGTGCCGAACCAAGATTTACTGTTTGAATCGTCATTTTCTTACTCGCATAAAAAAGCCCCTATTAAGGGGCTATGAAATAGTTAGTTGTTAAGGGTAAAAAACTTGTGTGAACGTTGTGGAAATTTGCCAAGTGTCACCGCCAATTTGGCGAGGTTGATATTCTGGACTAGTTTTTACCCGGACTTCACCGTCTAGTGGTGAATCCCAAAGAAATGAGTCCGCGCCTTTGTGTCGATCAAAGAATTCTTTTATCTGCATGATTTCTGCTTTGTATGCAGTTCTTTGATATGTCCACTCACCAGCTCGGTTATTGATGCCTACAGCAATGTTTTGTTCATAACCGTCACCAAATTTAGAGGACAAAGTATTAAAACGTTGAGTATTACTATTACCGTCTAAGTCACATTCAAATGTGAATTTAAGATCGCTCATAAATTTTTCTCACAAAAAAAGCTCGCGTTGAGCGAGCTTTTAAGGGTCATATTTAAAATATGACCAGATTAATAGAACTATACCGTAATTAACGCAAAAGCGGAAATATCATTCTGGTTCAGTAATATCACTTAAATGAGCATCAAAAGTTCCAGTAACTAAATTTTGTTCTCTATCATTTGAAAATTCTCGGTTAAGCAATAGATGATCTCTAACTTTATTTGTATGTTGAATATAGTCAGCATGATCAATGACACCCTTATCGACTAAATACATAACCAAAGAGCTGATTAAAAGTCGGTTGCTCGTCCAAGCTTCCATTGTTAAATCTGTTGATTGTTCTGCCAACTTCTCTAGCATTTTATCCATAATTTATTTATTACCTCATTTTTGTAAATTCGCCACCTTGACGAGCAGCCATTCTGAACCGGTTATCCACTTCAGATCGAGCCACCTCTTTAACAATCTTACCAATAGTAACTAGTAGATCTCCATCCGAATTTGTCGAAGTTTCAACTTTTTCTGAACTGTGATTATTAATAATTACATTAGGTTGAGACTTCTCAGTTCTTCCAGAGTTAATAGCATCAAACTGTCGTGCCTCCCTTCGAGTTGCGATTATGTCAGTAGTGTTGTTAGAAACATAACCTCCATTTGCATAACCTCCTGGAGAGCTAGTACGCATGTTCTCAACAACACTAACACCACCCCAGCGTTTGATATCTTCTTGCGACCAAACAACCTCACCTTTATGCACAATCCCGGCTGGAGTGTGTTTAAGGCCATTACCGGTATAACCACCGTCTGCAAATCCTTGCGGAGTTGCAGCTTGGATTAATGTAATAAAGCTACTTGATTTAGCGGTTGCTATTGCAGCCTCAGCCAATTTGTTCCAAACGGTACCTTGGGCATTTGCATATGCATCAGATGCAGCTTTCCAAACATTCATACCAGCTTGAGCTAAAGCAAAGGCCTTTTGAGTTGCAAACAAAGTTTTATAAGCCGTTGATGATTCTCCTAGAATTGCACCAAACATTCCTGTAAATGCCCCAGTCACCGCTTGAGCTTGTGATAACTGTAGATTCAACGAGTCGTTTTGATAAGTTGATTCAATTACCTTCATACGCTCTGTATGCTCAGCCCAAATTTGCTCCCTTTTTGCTGCAATCTCTTCTAAGTTTGCATTTGGGTCTTCAGCTTGAATATCGAGTGCAGCTTTTTGATTATTTGCTAAATTTAGAGATTGAGCCCTCCGATCAATGCGCGTTTGGTTTAATTGGTATTGCTGACTATTACCAGTCATATCGGCTTTAGTCTGATCCCAATTTTTACTAGATTGAAAAGCCTTATCTAGAATCTCTAGACGTTCTTGCGCCTTAGATAAAGATAGACGTTCCCGTCGCTCTTCCTCATCCTTAGTAGTTAATGCAATCTGTTCCCGTTCAATACGATACCTTTCCTTAATGGCATCAACTTCTGAATACAAGAACTGTCTGGCCTGAAATAAACGCTGCTCTCGTGCTATCTGAATTAGTGCTAATTCTTGTTGCAGTTGTTTTGCAAGTAGATCTACTGCCGCTTTTCTTTGTTCCTTTGTTAATTCTAGATCATGAGCAGCTTCAAACTGACGTTTTGCAAAACTGTCTGTTAGAAGTTGTTCTTCTGTTTTTAAAAAGTCACGGTAAGAATCTAGCTTAGACTTTGTAGCTTGCTCTGCAATTGCAATATCATTATCTGCACGTGCCCGTAGTTCAGCCTTAATTTGCTCTTTACGCTCAGGACTAAAATTAGCTTTATCAACATCTTCAAGTTTTTTAGCAAGATCATTTCGGATCTTAGTAACTTGATTGGCAACTTCATTTTCAAGCTGCAAGCGTAACTTAGCTTGGTCTTGAGCCATTTTGGTGGCATCTTGAAGTAACTTATCAAAGTCGTTGGAAGAAATGTCGCCAGCAGTGTACCCATTGAACCCTGCCACATATGACTTAACGTTAGATAGGTATTCTTTGGTTTCCTTAAATCCATTTGCCTTGCCAGTTCTGACATTTTCAGGACCCGCGTTGTAAGCCATTACAGCCTTCTCGACATTACCCTTGAACATTTTAAGAAGATCTGAGACGTATTTGATCATTCCATTAATACTAGATTCTTCACTTTTAACATCAACCCCATATTGTTTTGCAGTCTTAGGCATAAATTGAGCTACCCCCTGCGCTCCAACTGGAGAAGTTAATAGTTTTCCATTTCTATACGTATCCCCTCGGCTCTCCTGCATGATCATACCTTCGATTAAACCTTGCGGCACATTGGCAGCAGCGGCCTTTGATGAAATATCATACTTAGCAGAAAGTGCCTGAACTTTAGCATTAACAGCCATAATCTTTTGCTGTTTTTCTAGCTCACTTGTGTGTTTGCGTTCTGCAGCTGTTAGCTCATCCTTTTTGTCTTTAAGTAAGTCTAAAGTTTTTACTGCTTGAGCGACTACATCCATTTCTTCTTTAGAGATAATTGCAGTAGTACCAGGAGGCGCAACGGCTTGTTTTGCCTTTTGAAGTTCTAGAATCTTTTTAACAGCTTCTTCACTATAGCCTTGATTTAACAAAGCTAACTCTTCATTAGATTTTAGAACTTCAGCGCGAAGGCTATCGAAATAGCCTTTTTGTGCCTTTGCAGCTTTATCAGCTGCATTCGCATTACTATTTAGCTCATCCGTATTTCCCTTTACTTGAACAGCAGCATTTTGTGCTTTGTTACCAGCAAGATTTACTTCAAAACCAAATAATTTAAGTTTCTCGGCAGATAAATTGGCTTTAGATGAATTTTCATCATATTGCGCTGCTTGTGTTTTAAGATTTTCATACAGATCTGTAGGTAATTTAATTTTATTTAAACGCTCAATGGCTTCTGAATAACTGATTGTTCCAGTTCTTGCATCTTGGGAAATTTTTTCAACTTCTTTATTCCCTCGTGCATAGTTCTCGATATCAATTAAAGCCGCACCGACGGCAAACGAGGATTTTTCTAGTGCTTCATTTTGAGCCTTGAACGCAGTAGTTAAATCATTAACGGCTTTTGTCTTATCATTGCCAGATAGTTTTTTTAAAGCTTCATCTGTTCTTTCTGCAACTTTTGCCTGTTCTTCAAGTTTTTGATTTGCTTTTGCTGCTTTATCTTGGAAATACATATAGCCAGCAGCTAAAGCCGTAATTCCAAGTGTAATTGCACCTATTGGTCCACCCACCAGACCTAAAGCTCTACTACCTAAAGTGGCTACTGTAGTTAATCGAGATTGAGCTACCGAATAAGCTGTTGTAGCAATGGTTGCTTCTTTCACAGCTATATTATGGGCAATTTCAGCAGCGGTTAGTCTTTGAATTGCCGCTGCACGTGCATTTGCACTCAATGCTGCATTATATTCTGCTCGAGCTAAACCTACCTCTGTGAGAGTCAATGCAGCAGATTGTCTTGCTCGCATTGCTTCTACACCTAGTAACTGTACTTGAGATTGCGCCTCTGCAAAATTAGCTGCTCTTTGTTGAGCAGACGCGATGATACTAGCTTGAACGGCGACTGTTTTAGTTAAGATAGATTTTGTTATTAAGCCAATTCCAACAACTATTGCACCATCAATGATGACATTTAAATTATTGCCAAGTAACTGAATACCACCAGCTAAGGTTTGTGCTGCTCCCGATCCTTTGCCCGCTTCACCTACAAATTTTGTAATTTGATTATTCAGAAGGGTCAATGACTGCCCAATAGTGATATCTGTTTTAGCAAATAATGCATCAACATCATTCTGAACATTTTTAAGTGCTTTAACGATCTCCTGTGAAGTAATTTTTCCTTCAGCAGCAACAGAACGCAATTCACCAACTGTGATACCCATACCTTGCGCAATTGCTTTTGCTAAAGCTGGTGTTTGCTCCATGACAGAATTTAATTCTTCGCCACGCAAAGTGCCACTTGCCAAAGCCTGCCCGAACTGTACTAAAGCAGCATCTGCTGCTGACGCGCTTGCACCACTAATTGCAACAGCCTTAGAGACTGTCTCAGTCAAACGTGCAGTGTCATCCATTGTGAGATTTAGGGTTTTAGCATTGTCACTAAAGCGCTGGTAAACTTGTAAAACTGAATCCCAAGCTGAATAAGTTTTTTGAGCAATATTAAAAGTATCTTCAGTTGCTTTATTTAGCTCAGTTTGGTTTTTAGTAACAAGCTTTAGACGGTTTTGAAGTCCAGTGTAAGCATCCATTTTTGAAACAGCTTCACCCGCAGTAACTAACCCAGCCATATAACCTGCAAGTGTTCGTGTAGCTACCGACAAGCCATCCATGGACTTAGATGCGAACTCACCTTTTCTTTCTATACTATCGAGTTCGTTGCCTAAATTACGCGCATTACGTTCCGCGTTCTGCGAATCAATAACAATGACCAAACGGGATTCTTGTGCCATCTTACTTTCCTCTAGGCAATAAAAAGCCCACAAAAGTGAGCTATGAATTTTGGGCAATAAAAAACCCACTTAAATGAGTGGGTTCTGTTTAAAAATAATTACTAAGCTGGGCAGTTAAACCAGTTCGGTCGTGCTAGAAATCTTTGTGCTTTTTACCAATTCACTAATCAATCAACTTTACACATTTAGCAACAACATCCTGTGCGTATAGACCCTTATCTTTGAAATTACTGTTATACGCACGATCAATATCTCTTAAGCCTTCTTCAATTTCTGCTTTTGGTGCTTTTTTGTCTGCTAGTATTCCATTCCTTAAGCTTTCCTTGGAAACCCCTTTAAGCCTTGCATCCATTATAAGTGACTGATTGTATGCATCCTTTACACACTCATTGCGCTCTTTTAAAGATAATTTATTTGGAGTGCAGTGTGCTTCCCAAATTATCGCAAATGTCTCTGGTTCAACACCTTCTGAATCCTCCATTAAGACTCCACCATCAATAGAGACATATCTCTTAAAACCAACATAACCACCGTAACTATTCTTAGAATTTACCTCTCCGCAATATCCTTTTATATTTTGGAATTGGGCTGAATCAGGATCTTTTAAGGTGCTTAAGACAGCTTCTTTTGACTCTTTTTCCACCTTTGAGCAACCATTTATCCCTACCAAACCAAGAACTAAGCTTAAAAAAATAATCTTTTTCATGTAATTACCCATCATTATTAATGGGTAAAATTTAACAGTTCAAAGTTTTAAAAACTACCCATTAACCTTCATGATTTTTTAAATCATTAAATACATTTAATTGACCAAGCTTGTTTATAAAATTTAATCACAGCCTCAAAATCTCTCAAAAGCACTTCTTCTGAATATTGATGTGGAGAAAGCTTCAGTAGTGCTGGTATATAGTGATTTTTGTAGACTTCAGGATATGTCTTACACAATATCTCTCGCTTCTCATCATTAGGTACATCATGATTATTTAATGCATCAAGCATCTTATCTATTTCATGTTTTGAAGTTAGATATTCCTCTTCAACTGAAGGAGGAAGTGGTTTTATTTCAACTTGTTTAGTGCAGCTAATTAAAACCACTAATAAAATAGAGCACCCCAATGTATATAAAAGTTTTGCTAACATATTCTTAAATCTTATAGTTAATTGTTTCTATTATATATTTTTTAGATATTAAAAAGCCACTCGATTGAGTGGCTTCACTACATTAAGCATGTAATAGCTTTTCAGCACCAGCGGCCAAAAATGCTGATCGAGTTTTAAATCTTTTATCTTTACCTACGTTATCATCAATCTTCCGAATTAAACGGCTAGGTAAAGTTACATTGATTTTTTCCGGCTTACCTAAATAACGGCTGACATCAACTTCAGTAACTGCCCAGATCATACCTCTATAATCTTCTTGGTCAATAAACTTACTGACATCCGATGCTAATGGAATTTCTTCTCCATCTTCAGCAAGAATTTCTAAGTGGCCAGAAATTGCCTCTTTAACGTTCTCGATAGCTTCGCCTAATGTATCGCCTGCGCTAAAACATCCTGGAATATCTGGAACGGTGACACCAAAGGCTTCAGTGTCGATACCTCTCTCAATAGCAATTGGATACAACATTGCACTCACCTCATGTACAAAATCGTACTGCGAAATAGGACTGTATGAGTCTGATTGAAGCGGGTCAATTTAGACCCGCTTGCTTCAAAATGCTTTTAACAGTTCCGCTTGGTAAATCCTTTTTAGGATGTGGGATGGTAACTAATCCCCTTTTGTTTGGGTGCTTGAAGTGATGATGACTTCCTGAAACCCTAACCTCATACCAACCGTCTGCTTCAATCATTTTGATTAAATCCAGACTTTTCACACCGTCCCCTTATTAACTTGATGGTGCAATTATAACCCTAGAGTTATTTTTAGTAAATACCTCTAGGGTTATTTTTTAGAATTGTTCGTTTTTTTATGTGACTCATCTAGAAAGAGATTATCAATTGCAAAAATACAATCATTAAAGATGTCTCTATCTACTGGCAATTCATAGTGCTCACAGTATGCAGAAATGGCCGAAATATCCAAAGATAGCGGAATACCCTGCTCATATCGTCTAGATCGCGAAATAACGTTATATGCTGAGAGAATAGCATTTGAGGTATATGAATACTCGGGTTTCTCTATGACCTTAGCATTTTGAAGATTTAAGGCTTTTGCGATCGCTGTCTGCTTCGCGTTGTAGTCGCTCGCTTCTTCTTCTGAGTTGAACTTGCACCAGTTGTAGAGTTGGAGGACTTTCCCACGACTTCATCCTTATATGAATCAGCTTCTTTTTGAATGTCTTCAGCTTCTTGCTTTACGTATAGCCAAATTGAAATGCCGATATCACCCATATTTAAAAGCTTTACTGCATTTTCAGGTGAATACTCGGGTTCAGTTTCAACCACTTCACCGCCGTCTATCTTTTCTTCAAAAACTACGCCTTTCCAGTCTTCAATTAGATGACATGCAGCAGCTTCGAGAAGTAATTCGTGGTAAAGCTTGTCATCTTTTCCAGCCTTACTGACATCAAAACCTTTTGAGTTAATCTGATTATTCGCACGCTCAAGTGCAACTTGATATGGTTTATATCCAGATCCACGTATTTTAAACTCTGCTAAAACATTTCCTTCCGTGTCCGTATATTCTCGCCATTTGCTGACTGTTTTGCTTGTTTGAATAGTTACTTTTAAAGCCATATTGAACTCCCAAAAAAAGCAGCCATGAAGGCTGCTATCAGTCAAATTAAATTAAGGATTTGGATTAGGTGCCGGTGCTGGAATACGGGTAATTGTCGGCTCTTCATCAGCAACTTTATATTCAAACGAGGAGTTCAAAATATCGCTGTTTCCACCACTTGGCAAAGTCGCAGTAATTTCTGCTTTAGGAATAAAAATTTCATAAGAATTACCTAAAGTATCGGTAATTGGGACATTCAATGAAATTGTTGCATTGGTGAATTGCTTTTCGTACATGTCTGAAGTATTTCGTGACCATGCAACAGTGAAAGAACCAGTACCAGCAGCAAGTGTCTCTAAAATAGCTCGGGCATTGATTCCTTCACCTAAGCATTTCTGTAACTTCATTGTGTTATCCCATTTGAATGAGAATGCAGTCAAGCAAGAGATACCAGCTTGAGAAACACCATCAATCAAGATTTCACCCACAGATACATTAGATAGCTTAGGGTTATTATCTGCTGGAGTTACTGTTCCAGCTGGAGGCGCTGAAAAGTTAGTTCGACCTAAAGCCATTAGGCCAAAAGCCATCGTAATAAATCCAGCTTCAGGAACTTCAATACTGAATGTATTTACATGACAACCTCGGAACACGTGGTAATCATTAACATCTTCAAAACCTCGAAGTACTGAGAATGTTTGGCGTAGTGCCCCACCAAAAGTAAGGACATTGGATGACCAACTATTAAAAGCTGCAGCAGCCATTAAGTCTTGTACAAGTTGGCTATATTTTGCCTCACACTTTAAGTCACCGGCATATTCTGCGCCTGTAATCATTGATGACCGAGCAATGCGCCCGCTAGTAATAGACTTTGATTCTTCTTTAGAAACAGTGGCATCTAAGCCATTGTCTGTAAATTCAAAGGTTGTTCGAGCAAACGGTGTCGGTGTTACACCTACCGTTGTTTCTCTTGCGATTTGTGTCAGCTGACGTGCACCACTCGACATGGCTTTTACTCCTTATAGGCATAAAAAAAGCCACCCGAAGGTGGCCGTTAAATTACTGGCGAAAAAAAACCGCCTTTCGGCGGTATGTTTTATTTAAAGAACTTTATGAGGAGTTCGATCTATATATTGACTTAAATGGGAGAATCTTTATTTTGTCTCCACAGCGTGGACAATGATTATCGAAACCTGCGTAATAAATGCGCATCAATTCAGAAATCGTTTTACTTTCTAAATTCTGTAAATTTGATGGCTCAGCACTTAGTAATTTAATGTTGTTGATTAACTCCTGTCTTTCAGTCATATAACGTAAGTAATCTTCGCTCATCTCAGTTCACCGTAAATCCAATTGTCACATTGTACTGCACAAAATCATTATCTTTACCTGCATCAATCGATTGACCTTGAAAACATTCTAAATGTTCGATTCTGAAATATTCAAAATGGGAAAGTAATTCCACACTTAATACAGTTATTTCCTGGTCCCCAGTATTCGGTCTTGCAAAGCATTGAATCAAGATATTTCCTGTACGGCGAGTACTTGGTGTATCTGCTAGCCCAGCTATGAAACTTGGTCCCCATTTGATTGTTAATCGGCACCATAAGCCTTTCGTTGGCACTATGAAGCCTGGAGCATTTGGATATTGGATTCTGTCTTGAGAAATTCCTGTGAAGCTAATCATACGATCGACTATTGCTTGCCGAGCCTGCTCTAATGTCATTGCCATTTTAGCCACCGTACTTTTGAGTAATATAAGTAAACGTTGTGCTATAGATGCCTAATGGCGCCTGATCGGACCAACCATTCTCTAAGCGCTCAGCATAGGGCTGGTTGTTTTGAATATAGATCAAACTACCAAGTTTAAATTTCACAGCTTGAATCGCTGCATCTTGCACAGCATTTGTAGATGGCTCTCGCACTCCGTAATCGCCAGATCCAACAGAAACAATGTGAGAAGCCCGATAAGCTCCAGTATCCACTGGACTAGAAACAACAAGTGATTGCAGTGTATCCATGGTGATTTTCTTCACATGTTCATCTGCCTGTTTCGCAACTTCAAAACTAAAGCTGGTCGGCTTTACTCCAGTCCACCCCATTGATCATCTCCACTTTAACTTTGCCACGCAATATTCTTGTGCAAAGCCCATCTTTGCGCTTATTAACCTTGTATGGATACTGGAAGCAACAAACCAAACCCTGTTCCTCATTCGCCCAAAGAACATGTTTAATTTCATTGTTATTCACATATATTCTGCGATTGCCTTTACCATCATTCACGCTATGGAACATTTTACTTCTCGCTTTCTTCATACATTTTAAAAAGGTCTTGAGCAATCGATTGAATTGAATAAGCCTCAAATTCTGAACTGGGCTCTTTTTCTCCCATCAACTTCTTAACCTTCTGCCAAACATGAACTGCTTCATGTAAAAGCAATCCGTACACTTCAATTAAATTCCTTTCTGAAGTATCACCAAGTTAAACAACTGCATAAGTACCATCAGAATAGAAATCAACTTGTGCCGCTGCGCCTTCAACAGACAAGAACTTATCAACGTTATTCATGTCCTCGAATAACAGATCCATGTGAAGCTGATTTCGAGCAAGCGTGTACTGCACATGTTGAAATGGTGAGATATACCATTCAGGAACATAATCAGTATTAATCATGGCCATCCTTTTAGTTTGGTAAGAGTGTTTCAGTGGCCTCTCTACCATCAAATGAGTTATGAATAAAAATGCCATCCTCATATTTGGGATGGCATTCGCAATGTATTAATGAATGGGGCTTAAGGTCATCGTCAGGTATCACCTGAACGCTGTCATAAACTTCAAGTGCAGTCCAAGTTATTAAACTTTCCTTAACTGACATTTCCAACTTGCACCAATTGGGTCCTGTTTAATATGCATGATTCGAAAGGTACCTTGCGCAGTGTTCCATTCATCATTAATCTTTGGCTCTTTTGTAACTTCATTCTGCAGCACAGTAGCTTTTTTATCTGTGGCCAATACTCCAAGTGTCAAAATTTCATATTGGCTATATGAACCAAACAAAACCCCTCGTCCTTCATACTGCTCAACAATGTCTTCTGAAGTATTCGTTTTAGGATTCCACTTTGTGCTAACAACCCGGTCACATGTAAAAGAATGAACGGCGTCCGCCAGATCATCATTAAATGCTTCAGCAATGTCTGCCTGAATTTCGTCACGTAAGCCCATTATTTATGCCCTGTAAAGTGGAATACCGAAGCCATTAAAACTTGCATTAGGATCTTTCAAATCAAGCGAATCAATATAATCAATTGCTATCTGTTCAAAGCTAGAAATCGCTTCAGTACCTTCTTGATACTCTTTTTCAGACTCTACTGAATCAGCTTTAACTTTCTTTCGTTTAAGCAGCTGCTCTTTGCCGTTATAAATTACTTTGGCCAGAATACCTTTAATGATTTCACAAGCAGCATCTTTAAGAAGTGGATCAATTGGATCTGGCACAAAACCAATCCGTTTTTTCATCCAGACATTAGCCAGCTTTACCAGACGAGCTTTATCACTGTCTGGTGCAAAATCGCTGCCCAAAATTGAATTTGCGTCATCTACAGTAATAAAGCTCATTGCATTATTCCTTCGGGATTAATTTAAGAAGTTCTGCTTTTGTTGCAGACGGCTTGTAACCAATGTTATTACTAGCTAAATACTCTTTTAATTGATCATTTGACCAGTTTTCAAAATCATTAACTGCCGTTTCTGTTGTTGAATTTTCTGCCGCTTTTCCAGATTCCAATTCAGCGATACGCGCTTGCATAGCAGCAACATCATTTTTAAAAGCATCAAACTCTGCTTGAATGCTTACTACCTTTCCTTCAGCCGCTTTAGCCGCATTGTCAGCTTGGAGTACAGCATCTTTTAAACGTGAGTTTTCAGAAATTAACTCCGAACTATCACCACTAGCTTGTTCCAAGATTTCGATTTTTCGTTTAAGTTGCCCGTTTTCTTCAATAACCTTTTTACAGTCAGCTTTTGCTTGATCAATGACTTCTTGCAGCTCTGGGGTAATTCCCACCGCGACATTTACTGTGGCCAAGGTCGTTTTTGCAGGCTCTTTCAATTTGCGAACTTCAACTGGAATATCCAGAGCTTCGTAATCATTTTGGATTTTCGGGTAATCACCGTAAATAATTACTTCTTCAGCACTTCGATTCGGATGTTCGTAATAATCAGGATTGGCAATAGTTCCAACCTCTAACGCAGCTGCAGCAGCAATACGTGTATAAATTAGCTTCATGATGCATTTCTCTTAAATGTAAAAAGAGGGCTTAATAGCCCTCTTATAGTGAGATGTTTATGAGTTAACCAGTTGTTGTGCCAGACAAGTCAAGCAATGTGCCTGCTGTCATTTTGTTACTAGTAGCATGTTTCTTCCAGTTGGCACTTGAACCAAGTAAAGTAAGGTCAGGGTTTTCACCTTTTGATGTATCCCAGCTATAACCAAGAATATCTAAGTTGAACGCGCCTTCAGCACGCATACCAATACCTAAGTTTTCTTCATCATTGATGTCATACGCCCGGAAGCCTGGTACTTGTGATTCTGTAACAGTAACAGCTCCCATTTGTAAACCAAATGCATCATCATCACCTACAGCATCAGTCACCAAGACTGGCTTACCTAAGGTACCCGGTAAACCACCATAGATAACGATTTCAGATTCGCCATAAATTTGATTAGTGATTGCATCATCGACAATATCGAAATAAGTATCTGAGTTCATTACCCATAAACTAATACGTCCAAACTTATCGCCAAACTTACGCATACCACGTGTTAATGCTTTACGCCCATCTACAGCAATACTGCCTTTGGCAACCATATCCGGGTTGCTAGAAATAGCAGCTTTTAAAGAAGCTAAACTGTACTGTAAACGACCAGCAACCAATGCATCTGCTAAATCATAACCAAGAATCATGGCAAACTCTTCAGGTGTACGTGCACGGCGCTTAAATGCTTCTTCAGTAGAAGCATAAGGACCATATTTATATGGGACTTTTACGCCTACAGATTCACCAGAACCAATTTTCTCTGGAACTACTTTGGCAGTTGAATTCACATCACGATGTTTGATGCTACCGCCCACTTTGTAGAATGCTTCTTTATTGAAATCACCTTCAATGATCTCATTGCGATAAACAATTGCACCATTAGAGGCTTGGTTAAATACATTCAAATTATCTTGCAAACGCTCTAAATAAGCAGTTTGAGCCAATTGATTGTAGATGATCATGTCTGAATTAACTGTTGTAGTCATAACTACTTATCTCCAAATTTTTAATGATTAGTTCGGTAGTTTTAGGAAGGCATCATTGCCATGTTCTTTGATGTAGTCAGCTTTCTGAGAAACAGACATTTCGCTGCGTTTCATTCCGGTAGGTGCTCCACCTTTGCCCCCACCTTGAAAACCGCCACCAGTTCCTTTACCACCTTTAAGAATCAAGTCTTTATGCTGGTATCCACCAACCAATGACTCTAAAGCTTCATCAACATTTGCAAGTTCACCCGGGCGGACACGTGAATAAATCTTTTCGCCGTTCGGATCATATGCAACCACCTTGCCTTCTTCGATTTTGAAGTGATGGCCAAAGGTTGCCTGAACCATGTCCACAGGTACTGCAATGTTGTCTTGAATGTACTTAGAACGAGCAAAACCACCGCCGATTAGTTCTTTGTGTAAAGAGGCTTCTAGTGCGTCACGTTGCTCAACAATCGGAGCATATTTTTCTTCAACTGCCTTGATAGCTTCAGCTTTCACTTTCTCAACTTCACCAGCATCCACCAGCTTTTTATCATCGAGATTTTGGATTGTTTGTAATGCCTTTTTAGCTGCCGCTGGGTCTTCAATTCCTTCAAAAGCTTTTAATGCTTTTTCGGCTGCTTCTTTGGCTTCACGATGTGTTTTAGCTTCATTGTTTAAGCGTGCAATTGTTGCTACCGAGTGTGGTGCATCATGTGGCATTTCTTTGCCGTCATCATGAATATAGATCGGCTTATCGCCGTCTACTTCCGCATAAACTTTACCGTCGATCGTTACTGTTTTAAGTTTCATTGGTCATCCAACCTATATACACAAATGGGCATCCGCCCGGATTCACCGTCCACATCCGCTTCCGGCAGACATTAAAAAAGCGCCCCTAAGGACGCTTTATTTCGATTAAAAACTTAGAAGTTTGTGGCAAATAAACGATAGCCTTCGAGTTCCCAAAGTTTATTTTCGGCTGACTTTTCTGCGTTGCTTCGAGCTATACGCTCACCAATTTCAGCATCAAAGTTTTCAGCATTCACACATGCACTAAAACCCGAAGCTAGAAAAAACTTTCCATCTAAAAATGCATGAACAAAAGTAGATGTTGTGACTCCGGGACATTGCTCAACCGTGTAAGAAACACGCTCCATTAATGCATCAATTTGAGATTTAGTTACTCGAGGTGCCTCGGACTTTTCAACTAACTCTTGCTCTGTTACGTCTTTGGTCATTTTCTTCTCACAAAAAAAGCACCCGAAGGTGCTATTGAATTAATAAATTGGTTTAATTAGAAATTGAGGTTTTAACTGTCACACCAGTTAGAAAGTGTTTTTCTGAACCACCCAAACAAGTGGCGCTAGAAAAATTTGCATAAACATCTTGTACATTTACGCCTGTATCTTTTTCAAATTTACTGATCAATTCAGCAAGTTGAAATGTTAGGGTTCTTTCTAACTCTTCTTTTCTTTTTACATATTCAGCAACAGATATTTCTGACATTTTTACCACCTTTCGCTACATTTCCTTTGTTTGATTTGGCCTTGGTGCATCACTCACTAAGCGAACACCATGAGCACCATATGCTTCAAAAGTTACAGTAATTGTTGCGGGTCCATTTAAGGCATCAGAATTCATCTGTACTGCTCTTTGTCCAGCTAGAGGTTGTCCAGTTTCTTCATCACAAATAACCAGATAACCTTTCAAAGTAGGGTGACGCTTTAGCACTAAATGTCTTGACTCACTCATAATCCCAACTCCTTAAAGGTTTGCTCATCCAACTTTCGAAGTTGGTCCAATGTGTATAACCGCCCCTCTGGATCAAAGAACTTATCAAAATCAAATTTCCCATCTTTATAGAGCTTAAAGCGCTTTGGCCCTAGCCACTCCCTTTGAAAGAAATCATCTGTTTTCTTAAAGAACTCTTTGAATGTGGTGTTTGCATCTAACTGCCCTATTAAATGGCTTCGCTCATCTTTTGGAATGTCTTTAACTCGACGTTCGTCCATGACAAATGGCCGTTCGCCAACAAGTTGACCGTCCTTCTCGACCGGAACCAAGATACTGCGACAGTTGGGATGTAACGGCGGCACTCGCTTTGCCGGATCATTTATTTCCCACACTGAACCATCTAATGAAGCGCAAAGCTTAGAAGTTCGTCCATCTAAAACGCTAACAAATCGGACATATTCAAAGCCAATTTGGTTGAAGCTATTTAGATAGGCTTGATTAGCTACATGACTTCGCACAGTTCTTACCGTTCGCTCAATATCAGTTTTGGTACCATTTAAGATCCCATCTTCATAGTTAAGCCGTTTGGTACCACGAATACGCTGAACAATTTCTTGGTTAGTTTTGCCTGAATTAATACCATCTCGAATTGCATACTCAACCTTTTGACGGGCACTTTCAGCAATTCTTGAAAGCAGATCATCGACAAGAGCGCCACCTGCCAACGGAACTTTTTTAGCGGATAAGAATAGTTTTTCCCCATCAGGCTTATTAATTTTTGCTCCATAGAGCTTAGCTACGTAATTGGCCTCATAAACAGCCAGCGCCGTAGCAGAAACGGCAAAAGCTTCAGGTAATGCTAAATTAACACTGGCAAACCATTGGGCAATCAAATCCCTAATTTCCCTTAAATTTGAAGTTGTATATTTACCACCAGCTAAAGCAACTTTCTCCGACTCATTAAGCTCATCCAATAAATCCCGAAGCTTAGATAGCATCTTGCTCGTATCATCATTGAATAAAGCCAATAACTCATTTACCGTTTTTGATGAAGCACGATAAAGATAGGCCTGGTGCTGAGTGAGTGCTTCAAATAGTTTTTTGATATCTGTTGCCATCTCACTCTACCTTTTGATTTAAAGTCCCATCTTGCTCTGCTTCAACATTCTGAAGCTCTTCTTCATATTTTTGTTTAGGGAACATACCTGTTTGGTTGTATTCCCACCATGATTTAAATGAAGATCGGCCTTGTAGAGCTGCTTCAAATAACTGTCGAGCTAACTCAGCTAAATAACCCTGTTTGTTAAATTCTTGACTGATTTCGAACATCAAATCATCTTTAGTTAGAACATCCACATTAGGCGTTACAAACTTAGCAGCCCATCGTAATGCTGCTGACAAGGCTTCATTCATATTAACGACACAGAGCGAAAGAACTGAATGCTGAACGGCGTCATCACTATTCGCTTCGGTAGCGGTCTTTTTACTTCCCGAGCCCTTCTCAATTAAACGCGCCCCCATCTCCTTCATTTTTTCCCACTTATCTTTCATCGCTTCCCGGGCAAGAGTATTAGGGTCGGCTTGTACAATTCCTAAACCACCATTTTCAGGTAAAGGCAAAAGTACTTTCGCACCAATGTAGATGCCACGTTTCTTGGCTTGGTCATACCACTCCCAATTAACACCCTTCGCATAATATTGAGGTTGCCCCATATAAAAAACGGACTCTTGAAAGTCCGCACTGTCTCTGTAATGGGCTAAATTGAGATTAGCCAAAGGAAGTAATGGAGGCTTTTTAATCTCTTCTGAATTATCAATTGCACCTACAAATGTAAAAGGTATATAAGTCCAGAAATTCCCGTTGTAATCTGTTGGAAACTTCTTATCTCCGCCAACCCAGTTACCCTTTTCACCCTTTGTATACACCTGAACGGAATAAATATATTCCCCATTACCCTCTTGCTCTAAACGAAGTACACGATATTGCTCTTGTTCGGTTTTACTAAATCCATCAGCACCGCGCTCAGACTTAAATTCACGTATAACCACTAAGCAAAGCTTTTTCTGGTTATCGATCATTACTGAATCCCAATTCACTACATCTATGGCATTCAATAAATGAATCATTGGATAGGCTTTTTGCGCTTTAAATTCCGCTAGATTACGAGCTGGTGGCACATCAGGATAATCAACATATAAAGCGCAACGATAATGCTTCAATAAGTGGCGAATTCCATTTTGAGCCAATTGATAAGTACTTAAACCAGCTCCATTCGCATTACGTTCTAAATGAGCAAGGTCGGGAGGAAATTTAAAACTTGGATCTGTTGCAAAAGCTGCTCCAACTAAACTATTTGATGTAGTCCCTGTTACTTCATAAAAGACTGCACGAGTAAGATAAGCCTCATAAGCGCTTTTATTTGCAGGTGACTTATCATGTGCATTTGGCATCGGCAAATATTTTTCACCTTTAGCCTTAACTGCATCCTCACCTTCACAAACATCATCAAGTTTTTGCCAGTATGGCAAGTTTTTAACATATTCAGGATGTTGAAAAGTTACATCACTCATCGTGCAAATCCCATATCAGCGAAGAAGGTTTCAAATCCTTCATGTAATTCATTAAAAGCGTCAGATCCACCGTCTACCTGATCGTCATTTGTTCCATTAGGGAAATTCCGAAGTTCTTCAATAAAGGCTTTGTTCCAATCACCTTTAAGCATTCGAACATTCCCAACATTTACTTGAGCGGCAAAAGGCTGTGCCCGAGTGATCTTGTCACCCGATACTGGTTTTGCAACCACATGGTAGCCACTGAGAAGTTTTGTAAATGCCAGAGCTTGAGATTTCCCTGCTTGACCAGGGTCCTGAGGAATTCGAACAGTTACGTTTTTTCCGTCAAGCTCAGTGGTTTGCTTTAAGCGTTTATTTACATTGTCAGGGCCAAGCTGTCCTCTTGTAACATCGACAATGTAAGTAAAACCATCTGCACCAAGAGCTTCTCTAACACCTGCAGTAAAGTCGCCTTCATTCTCAGTAGCACCAAAGTCCCAAGCCCTTACTTGCTTCACTACATCAGCAGGTAAAGCATCCACAATTTCAATATTGTCAGGCTTAAAAAAACCGCCTGCTGGCGGTGATGGCATTTGACGATATTGCCCGGCAAAAACATACGGAGCAGCTTGCTCCATTTGCTTCAACTTTTGGATATTGTGTTTTGCTGGCCACAATGCAGATCCGTCTTCTTGAATAGCTGAAAGACATAGATGCTCCCAAACTTCGCCATTGCCACCAGCTACAGGAACGCCGTCTTTTCTATCACCTAGCAACCATCCAGCTAAATCATCTTCATGAAGTCGCTGCATAATCACAATGATCGGCGTATCTGGCGAGTTAGTACGCGATTCGAGTGTGTTCTGAAACCAATCAATTACCCCTTCTCGAATAGTTTTTGATGAAGCTTCATGTGCTTTGTGCGGGTCATCAATAATAATGCAGCCGCCAAAGCCTTTACGAAGTTTTCCTGCACCAAAACCAGTAATCGTACCGCCTGTACCTGTCGCATAGCAGACACCGCCTTGAGAAGTTCTCCAGAAGTCTTTAGCCTTACTATCATCACGCAATGTAAGCTCAGGAAAGACTTTTCTATACGCCTCTTCTTGTACAAGAGTTCGTATTTGGAAGGCATTATTTGCGGCAAGCATTGCCGAGTAACTGATATGAATAAACTCACAGTCTGGATTCTTACCAAAACACCAAGCCATGAAATTAATTACAGCAATTTCAGTTTTAGAATATCGTGGTGGAACGTTAATAATTAACCGCTTTATCTCTCCGCGATAAACTTTCATTAAAGCTTCGCAGATTTCTAAGTGGTGCCAATTTTGCATCCATTTATAACCACGGCGCTCCTTAAACATGTACCTTGTGAAGAAATATAAATCTTCTTGCGCCTCGATCCGGATGGCTTTATCCCGAGCCGCATCAGTACTCATCTAAGACTTCCCTCCGCGCTTTTAAGTAATCTTCCATTGGAACTGGAATTTCTGAATTAACCGTTTGGACTGGTCCACCGTCTTTGCCTGTAATTTCTTGGCGATTAGTAAATTGACCTCCAATGTCTTTAGCGGCTTGCTCAAGAATTTTTAAGGCTGTTTTGACGTTTCTAGTCTTCTCAAGTTGTCTTTGGTATTGCTTCAATCGGTAGTACTTATTAGCAATTGGAATATCAATTAAGCCTTTATCAAACTCATCTCTGGTTTTTTCAAATAGTTCGACATACTTTTTGCTTAAGTTCTTACCAGCAACCTTTGTAGGGTCATAAGTTGCAACTTGAACACGATCTATATCAACGCCAAACTCTTGTTTTACGAGTTCAGCCACTTCTTGAGGTGTATCACGACAAGCAAGAGACTGAACTATAAAGATTTTCACAGGCTCTTTTAGTGTCGCCATAACTTCCTCATCGTATAACTACGTATAACAAAACAGGCAAAAAAAAGAGCCATTCGGCTCAGTTGATTACGCAGTTTCCGCAGCATTTTGAAATATCAAGATTCGAAACAAACGGCGGATTTTTTGCGACTTCAATAAGTCGCTTAACATTTTTGCTTGGTCCATAACGTTTAACTACGCCAATAAACTCTTCAACGTCATGACCTGCAAGATAGTGCTTAGGAAGACCAGAACTATCGCTATAAACAATTTCTCCGTCCTCGTCTCTCATCACTCCAATGTGGTAAAGCTCATGTTCAAGTAAGTAACAGAACTCTGTATCGTTTGCACGCTCACAGAAAGAAGCGTCGACAGTTATTAAGTATGTTGGCACAAAGCCGAACCAATCTCGCATCTGTTGCTCTTGTCTAGCTTTACGCCAGCCACCAACATTGAACATGACTTTTTCGCACTGGCCTAACACCATAGCTTGCTTGCTTTTATATGCAGAAGAGGCCCAAGCAAATGCCAAGAACTCTTCATTATCATGAAGTAACTCAGCAATATGATCATGATCTGGATTATAAAGAGGCCCACCAATCGTTAAGTAATTAGCCACAACCCATTTTTTTAGGTCTGGAGCCGGTATTAAACGAATTGCTTCCTCTTCTTCAGCTTGATCAATAAAATCAGTTGGAGGAAATGGTCTGATCTGATCCATTAAATATTTGCCTCTTTAAATTTTTAAGCCATTGGCTAGCGAAATGAGCTTGGATCTGTAATGGACCAGATTCATTAATCTTAAATCTTGGTGCTGCCTCTATGCGAATTACTGTGTAACCCATCTCTTCAGCCACATCGTAACGATCAAGACTCCAAGCTTTGTTTTTTAGCTTACCCTTTCGACCACCAGACCAAGGGCCACCAGCAATTTCAACTAATATGTGATGTTCAATTAAATGAAAATCAAAACGCCAATGCTTAGTAGACTTAAACTGGAATTTCTTTTCGTACTTAATTTCCAGATTGTCTAAAGCTTCAGTAAATTCTTCCTCTGCCTCTAAGTACTTTTGAGTAGCTTTAGGTAGCGGTCTGGATTTGGGTTTGGTTTTAGGTTCTTTTTTCCGAGTAAGCCAAAAGTATTCTGTAGAATCCATTATTCTCACCCATAAAAAAACCGCCCTAAGGCGGTGGCTAAACTCACAGGCAATATAGTATTACTTCTTAAAAGTTGCCTTATAAAGCTTTGAATTAAAGTAATCCGTAATTTCTTTACCTTCGTTTTGAATTTTTTCCTCATTTAAGGGTAAAAAATCTAATTCAGATTTGAAGCTCATATACTCTGGAATAAATTTCTTTATAGGCGGAGGTGGTTTAGGTCCACCTTCTGTAATTTTTTCGATAAATCCAGCTAACCATAAAATATACTCACCTTCTGAATTATGAGGAGGAATCAAACTCACATCTATTTTTACTTTACATTCATCTAATTGTTTACTAAACAATTCAACAAAATCAATAAAATTATATTTTAATTTAAATTTTGTTCCCTTAATTTCTCTGCGTATACATGTCATAAGTAAGTTCATATTTTCAATACAGTCATGTGAAAACAATTCCTCATCTTTAATTTTGTTATAAATATTTTCCGCAAACATGAGATACTGTGTCATTTCAGCAGCTCCTCATTTTTATAAAGTATTTTTCTTAAGGTAGTCCTATTATAACAATGTTGCAACAAGAAATTTTCCATTTTTAGTTTAAGAAAATTTTAAAAATTATAAAAACGATTATATTCAATAAATTAGTACAAATAAAAGCTATGGAAGTTTGATCTTTCTATTGAGCTTTAAAATGGATTATTGTGTTTAAATCATCAATTTAAAAAGCTTGCCTAGTAGGCAAGCTCCCCCTTTTTTTGATATTTGCGCTGATCAATAAGGTTAAGTGTTACTTAAAGAAACACACTGATAATACTGAAATATTTAAAAATAAAAAAGCCCACTTCCTATTTTTATTCAGAAATGGGCTTAGCGAAAAAAAACGCTTAGACCTGAAATAGAAAATATCTATTCGGAAATATCTCCAACTTCATATTGGCATAATATTTAAGCACTAGCATTAGGGATTGAATTAAAAATATCAAATATTCATATTTAAATAGATAAAGATTTATTTTTAAATAGTTTTATTTTTAGCCTACATAATTTTTTTACTTATCAAGAGTTATAAAGAATATGTGCCCATCAATAGGTAATACTTAATAAGGTCTTATGTGTAGTAACCATTAGGCTCTAGAGACTAAGAACTCAAACTGACTAAAAATAAAAAATAATTAATTTTCAATATTAATGATCATATACTGCAAAGTTATGTATATTCCAACTTCTCCATTGTTGAGTGCCTCATATAAGTCTTCATCAACGAAATCTCCAGATTCATCATATAGCCATTTATGAATTTGAATAATTTGTATATTCCCTTTTTTGTCTATTCTTGCTATTGGGTCTATTACGGACCGAACTATCACCTTCTTCTTCGTCTCAACATCAAGCAATGTGATAATTGTCATTTTAAAATCCTTATAAATATCCTGTATAACAACTACGCTCAATCAATAAAGATTTTTATATTTAAATTACTTAAATAGCAATCTTTTCAATCTAAAAAATAAATTAAAAACACTTCAATAGTATGTGCCTATTAGAAAAGATACCTTAAATATTCTACTAGCAATAAAAAACCGCTTTAAGGGCGGTTCATCTAAAATTCACAGGTACTTAATGAAGATTTTTTTTCTGTCTTTGCATCTTTCTGGGCTCACAAATTTTTCCAATAAAGTTAGTTAACCACAAAATACTTTCTTCACGATCTTCAAAATGAGGTATAAGGCTTAAATCTACTTTTATTTTGCGATCAGCTAAAGGCAAACTTAAACAATGTTCAAAGTCTATTGAGCTGTACTTCAATTTGAGTCTTTTTTCTGCAGCTTGATTCTTTATCTCAGCCATAATGCGATTTAGATTAACAATCAAATTATTTGAAATTTTATTATTTTCATATACCCGTTCGTAAACTGTCTCAGCTACATCAATGTAATTTATTAGCTCTACATTCTCATTCATAGCATTTGTACTCCGTTTTTTTAATTATTCTCCTAAAATCATGTTTATTTGAGTTACCTAATGCATCATCTAAGTAAATATTGTTAAAGTTTTATCACTTATTTTTAATTTAAATATTTGAATTTATTTAATAATTTTATAATTTACTAATATTTATATACATCTTTGTTCTTAACACCCCTTTTTTTCTATCACTTGCCCATTGAGTTCACCACCCACACAGATATTCATTTTTACCAGCCTGGACTATATAGCAAAAAATAAAAAAAATCCGTACCTTGGGGAAAGTACGGACTAAGCTTTTCAACTGAAAAACACTATAATGGAAATAGACATCATATAGTAAGTTTAATATACGATAAATTTCATGTTTTTTCAAATCCTAATTAAAAGCCCACGATTAAGTGAGCTTTTAAAACAAATTGGTGCAACGCTTATAACTTTGTCCACTATATCAAAAATATGCCATAAAGCGTCTAGACAGTCAACAAGTCTAAATTATGCTTTTCTACTAATTGAGAAGCTTTTAAACGTTCAACGATTTTAATCATTAGATCATTGGCAGTTATAACGTCGATTCCTTCAAATGCTTTTAGTGTTAATTGCAATTTATTATTAATTACATTTGTAATTATTGATATTTTACCAAAATAATCAGGGTAGTATTTCAAAGTTTCATTAACTTTCTCCCGACTAACGCCTTCATATAGTTTTACAGTGTATGTTTTCATTTGAACCTCCATTTTGTCTTAATCTTTTATCATGACCTAATAAATAAAATCTAGCGCAACTCACCATAATTGCGACCTGAGCTTTAGATTGGTTTGTTTCTTGAGCAACCTTCAACAATCCTTTATTTTCAACCTTATTTTTAATTAAACAAATTAATGCAAACTTAGTTGTAAAATCTGTTTTATCAGAATTTAATAGACTTCGTAAAAGTGCTTGAATTTGATCCGCCTCATAATCACTGATCTCACATCGAATATAAGATTTACTTTTTTGTACTTCTTTGCCAGCTTCACGCATCAACCAGTAAATTTGATTGATATGAAGCCCATCTGGCAAATCACCCCCTTTCATTCTAACTGTTTCACACCATGCGCCAAACTGCTCTAACCAACCGTCAATAGTATATTTAGACCAATCCATTTGTTGTGTTTTTAAAACTGCACTCATTTTTCACCTACCAATTGCTCAATTTGTTTAATCGCCACGCCTGCTTTCACTTGCTCTGTGCTGAACCGTAAAACTGTAAAACCCATCATTGCTGCGGAGTTGTATTTCTCCATATCCCCTATATAGCCTTTGCCCCTTGTATGACGGCCTCCACTCCAGATCCCGCCTTCCACCTCAATCAAAATCTTTGTACCCGTTATTAAAAAATCTGCTCTCCATTTACGTTCAGGATGGAATTTATATTCCTGTTCAAAACTGATCTTGCATGCTTTTAAATGTGTTGCCAGAACCATTTCACCCACACTTGGTTGTCTGGCAATTTGCTTTGCTGAACGCCGCTTTTTATTTTTCTTAATAGGAAATAACTTACGGTATTCAGCAATGCTGACTGATGACATCAAGCACCACCTTTCAGCAAATGGTCCAATTGATTAGCAAAGCAGTTATAAACTCGCGCTTTATCCTGATCACCAAAAAGGCTGGAAGAATGAGCATCTTGTTTATACTTCTGAGCCAGTTTTTCAATTGACTCCCTTAGTTCAATCAGAGTGCTTTGCTTTTTACCGCTGAGTGCTTCAATTGAGCGTGATACGTGGTCAGCCATTTCTTTTTCCATATGATCGAAGTAACTTTGACGTGCTAAATCTCTCGACTTGATTAGCTCTGGTGAAATAAGCTTTTCCATTTCACGGCGTTGCGCTTCAATCCATCTACTGTCCATTTTTTGCGCCCTCCGCATTAAACTTCTTCGCTTGGTCAAGTGCCTTCTCTAATTGAAGTAACTCGTTGTAATCAGTATTAGATAAGCCACTACGGTTATATCGGCCTCGTAATTTTTCACAAAGAGTCTTAACTTCTGCAAAACCGCCGTAAGAATTTATTAACTCTTCAACTGCATAGTGTTGGCATTTACTCATGGCTGGCTCCTTTCTCATCAAGCTCTTTACGCGCCAACCACCACAAAACCACCGCACCGCTAATAGCTGCTGTAAAAAATGAAATTAATAAGCCCCACGCTAAAATCTCGAATTTATTCAAGCCGCCTCTCCTTTACCTTTTTGTTGAAATCCAACCTGAATGAGGTATGGCATCAATTTTTGTTGTTGCTCTGGATCTGCAAGTTTCACTGCGACACGTGCAGCAAGTTGTTCATAGCTCTCGTTACCTTCAGCGTATTTGCTTGCAAACTCAGGATGTACAGAAAGTTTTTGAGCAAATGAGTAAATCTGTTTTGAACTAAGAGTATTTGATTCTCCCTGCGGGACTCGGACCTGCGTTCCAGAATTTGGTTTTTTAGATTGTTCACGTGCTTGGTATTTTCCACATGCGTTGATTAACCAATCTGCAAAGTGGTAATTCATGAGTTCATCACAAAGATTCTTCTCGGCGTTGTAGAGTTCAAATGCTCGTAACTCCCGATCGAACCAAGTCGCGTTTTTAATCTGCTCGTAAGTTTCCTGATCAGTTGCCAAACGAATTTCTTCACCAAGTTTTTTTAAACTCAACCATGTTTTTTTATTTTTAGATTCTTCTGATAGATTCTTTGAAAGATTCCGTGTCCCAACGTTGGGACTGTTTAACGGAATTGTTGGGACTCTTTCATGGAATTGTTGGAACTGTTCCGTTGTTGGAACTGTTCCATTGTTGGTACTGTTTAAATCATCATTTTCAGTGTCAAAGTGTACCTTTGTTGGTACTGTTTCCCGACCTTTAACTCCGATCAAAAGATAGACTTTTACCTGCTTAGTTTTACCTTCGCGCTTACCAGTATCGATAATAAATCCGTCTTCAATTAACTCATCAATGATTTTTAAAACGGTCTTACGGTCCATTTCCGTGTCATCAACTAAACGAGCAATACTTGGATAGCATTCATGTGTTTCACCAGCTCGATCGGCTAGTGAAAGAAGGACTAATTTTTTGAGTGGTTTTAATGCTCCACCCACCTTTTGTTTTTGACGGGTTTTCCAAGCCCAAACTGTTGCATCTAGACTCATTTATCCCCCTCTTCATTCAACTGAATGAATGTGCTACCCAAATAGCGGATCCGTTTAGCTCGATATAAACTTGAGATGATCGGGCCAGCATGAATAAGACAAATCCCATGTTTTCCATGCTCGTCAACCAAAGCCTGCATGAATTCATCACGTGTTACAGCAGCATTTTTTTCGTCACGGTTTTGGCGGGCTAAATTTTCCTTCCGTTTTTTCAACAAACTAGACAAAGTTCTTAATGCTGGTTCATGCCAGGATTGAATATGCTTTTGTTGTTGTTCAAAGGTACTCATGACACCTCCGCTAATGCTTGCTCAGCTTTTGTTAGGCGGCGTTTAGCGTTGAGCTCTGCTACTGTTGCTGTACGGATTTCTTTTGATGAAACCAGAATCAAATGATTCTCCGATTTGATAGTCCACAACCTAGTCAAAGTTTTATTTTTAACTTCAAACAAATCATTTGATTTGAAAGTACGGCACTCTTTAGTAAGTACTACAACATCACCTATTAAAAAATCTGGTGAGTTGAGTTCGATTGGTTGTTCTGATAAATTGTTTGTGTTCATTTGATCCACCTCAATTGAATGCCTAACCACTCCTGTTCCCGCAGGTAGTGGTTTTTTAATATCCGAGTTTTTCCTTTTGACAGCTGATTTCGTCATGAAATAAGTCATCCACCGTTTCTATACGGTTCATCCAACTTTTAGACATGACTAAAAGTGCAGCAACACGTTCCTTATCAATACTCTGATAATCTTTAGGGACGACTTTTAATCCAAGCAAACTCAATAGCTCGCAAAACATTTCAATTTCATTCAAGCCATTGTTTTTCTTGTCTGTTTTAAGCCGAGTAATAGTGCTTGGATCAACCTTTAAATGTTCAGCAATCTCTTTTTGATTGCTTATATCAAGACCATGCAATATGCGGGATACGCCATTTCTGGCGCTTGCAGATATATCAACTGATAATTTGCTCATCTTGTTACCTAAGCGTTTAATGCATGTAGATCTGCTTTTAGCTGACCTTTTGTTAATACTTCGAAAGTGGCTTGAGTACGTGGTGGAATTCCCTCTTTTTCCCACTTCCATAAAGTCACTGTCGAATAACCAGTTTTTTTAGAAAGCTCTTTTTTATTTTTACAATCGTGATAATTCATTAGGTCACTAATATTCATCGCTTCACCAAGTTAACTATAGTTAATATTTGAAATTTACCACTTGTTAACCATAGTTTCAATACAGTGTATTAACATTAGTTAATATTTTTGGAAATATTGTTATGTCCTTGCACCATCGTATTAAACAGAAATTGGATGAGAAGAAGCTAAAAGCTGCCGATCTAGCTCGAGCAACTAAGAAATCCCCAGTCGCTGCTAAAAAATGGCTTGATGGTGTAAGTATTCCAACTGCTGATAATTTAAAAGTTATAGCGAAATTTTTAGATGTTTCTGATGATTGGTTGTTATATGGTGGTAAAGAAGAACCAAAAATTGACAATAATGTTTCTAGAAAAGCAGCAACTTTAGCTCCTGTTCTTTCATGGGTTCAGGCTGGAACCTTTACTAATGTGCAATCAGTGGATCTATCTCAAGTTGAAGAGTGGCTCCCTTTACCAGATGAATGCACTAATTGTTTTTATCTAAAAGTTCAAGGCGTTAGTAATCAACCTGACTTTCTAGAGGGTGATTACATTCTTGTTGACCCAGATGTTTACTACAGTGACATGCAATCTGGCGATATGGTTGTGGTCCGAAGATTTGAAGATGCAACTTTTAAAAAGCTTGTTATTGAGACAGATGGATCTCGTTATCTACAGGCTCTAAATCCTAAATTTGAACCAAATATCATTCCTTTGGATGAGCATTGTTATTTCGTAGGTCAAGTGGTTGACTGCATGCGATATACATATAGAGCAAAAAGAAGAACTAGACCAAATTGATAAAAAACGTGGCCCGACGCAGAATTTTAGAATTGATCGGGGAAATTATTATAGATTATTGAGGGAATTCAAATGAGTATAACTGTCTTACCTAGCACTGCATACATAACTTCTCATGAGTTAATTAGTGGTGGGGTGATGGGAGCAACAAGAAAAGCTAGTATTGAATGGGATGATGGGTCATTGCGTAAGTGCTACGTAAAGGTATATCCAAAACAGGACAGGATAAGAAAAATATTCAATGAATTGACTGGATTTTTAATAGGTAATGCTTTGGGTATATTGCAGCCTGATAGTGCTGCCCTAATGCCATTAAACCAATTGTTTTATGCTGATTATGGGCTAAATACTGCTAATGAAGAATCTGAGACCTGGGCATGGGTTACTTCTGAATGTGGGCAAAGCGTATCTGGAATCTTTCAACTTAATAAATCCCAAGCTTCTCTAGAGAGAAATATTGAAGACACAAAAAATAAATATATTAATGCAATTTCATTAATATGTGATCAAAAAAATATTCCTCAAATAATCGCTTTTGATGATTTCATTGCAAATGATGACCGGAATATTGGAAATCTAGTGATGACAGGAAATGGCAACATGGGAGTAATAGATCATGGAGAAATTCTAGGTAGAATAGATTGGATAAAAAATCTAACTCAGCTTGACAAAAGTCAATTTTTCTTCAATAAATTGCTTTATATTCTCGATCAGCATAATGCTATTAAGCAGCAAACAACTTTTACAGTTAAAAGTAAAGCAGTAGAAGCTATTGGTGAGCACGAGCAAGCTTTTGTTTCTATACAAAAGCAATTACTCACCTGGTGGAAAAATATTCTTGAAATTTCAGACATACCTGAAACTGATCATCCAAGATACTTGGATCATTTATTTGATTTTTTGCACTACCGTTGCCAACAACCTAGTGCACTATTTGCCAATCGAATAGGACTGGTGGCTTAAATGTCTTTACTTGAACGTCTATCTAAAGCAAAAACAACACCTTTATTAACTGGTGAATGGATGACAATAAAGTGGACGCCAGATCCAACAACACGCGAGTGTTTTAATCTTGGTGTTGTATTGAAAACAGAAAATGAGATTTTTGTTCGCACTATTGATGGTGATAGCTTTAATAGATTCTCATGTATGTTTGGTGAGGAGATGAAATTTCATGCCCAACGCATTACAAAACTTGCAGAATCATGGGCTAATGAAGGCTGCCTAGAATTATCAAGTCAATTGATTTTTGATAATCATGGGTTTATTCGAGGCAAAAGCGGAAGTCAGCTTATTGATCATTTATTTGATATAGCTGTTCCTTTGGGTCGTCCTATTATTGCTAAAAAAAGAAAAAACTCAGGATTTAATGCTTTTAACTTTCAACAGCTCAGTAATAGTTTATTGGATGAATTAAAGCGGCAAGATCATGATGGATTTAGCTTTAATAAACTTATACCAAGCTCTCGCTATATTGAAATCAATAATCAAAATATTCATGCTCCTTTAAGACCTGTAGATAGTGATGCTGTTGGTAATTGGGCAAGTGTTGTATTTTCTGATCCAGCAAGAATTAGAATTGATTACTTACAAGCGATCAATGATTTAAGAACAGCATCAGATCACTTAAAAAAGAAACCATATCTATTTATTTTAAAACCTGATAGCGACAATCTGGAGCACTTAACACCATATAGAATCGAACAGATCGATGAGATTGTTGACAAATTAGATAGTACATTGAAGCCACAAGGTATTGAGTTGTACAGCTCAACATCTCTAGAAGGTCTGGCAAGTGAGATATATGGGTGGGAAAAAGAAGTAGCCTAACCATTTCAATACTATACCTAACCCACCACCACGGTGGGTTTTCTTTTATTAAAAAAATATTTAAGTTAACTAAATAATTAACCAAAGTTAATTTTATTGTTGACTACATAATTAACCATAGTTAATATAAATCTCGTAGACATCAAAAAAGCACACCGCCCCTCCCCAGGTCCGATGTGCTTTTGCAAACTGCGAGATCAATTATGAACGTAAAAACCTTTTCAAACAAGCATAAGGTAACTGGAGTTACAGCAATTGCTGTACTTGTAGCCTTGAGTTCTTGTGAATATCGAACTGCTAATTCTAGCGTCCCTTCTAATTACTCATATGAAAGCAAACAAGTAGTTGCTTCTGAATATGAACTCTTAGGAATTAAGCAAACTGGTGAAAAAACTGGTGTAGCTGTTATCCGCATAGACGGCTTCAAATTAAACGTAAGCTTCGATTTTGACGGCGTAGCTGATAGCTATGGTGTAGCTGGATCTGATTTTACAGCGGCTGAAATTACTAACCTTGCTATTGAGTCAGTAACTGACTTAAGCGGCAAACCTTGGAATGATTTCACCAATCATGACGACCATAAAAACATAAATATTTTATTAGCGGGCTATATCGACCGTAATAAATGGTTGGAGGCAGCCTAATGAAAGATTATAACTGCCCTACTTGCAAGAAGATGATTCCTGTTGACCGTTCAAAAATCAAAGCTGGTGATGAGGTTTCATTTTGCAGAGTAACCCAATCTTCTAAATCTGCACGTTTTTCTTCAAGAGAAGGAATTGTCAATTGCCGTGAAGGTGATGTGGTTTTAGTTAAATATCGCAAAGAAATTATTCCTTTAAATATTAAGGACGTTTCACCTGTTGATGCTCCTAGCCCGCTTACGTATGCCTTTGTTGGTACATGCGAATGTAAGGAGGCTGAACATGTCTAATTTCAAAAAGCACCCCGACGGCTACAAGTCATTTTTAGGCCGTGATGATAAGGGCCTCTACTCTGTTCGTATTGGCTGGCAAGTGTACGCATCTAATGCTAATGGCTCAGTTCTTTACAAAGTTAAAGACGGAGTTAAGACGCCTTTAAATGTGTTCAGGTTCCAAACTTCTTATCCAAAAGTTTGGAATGAACTCACCCAAGAAATCGATTTTCAACGCAGAAAGCAGCTCGCTATAAAACTGCGTGAAACAAACATCCCTACTTATGTCCGCAAAGCTTACAAGCAAAAACGCGGCTTCACCGGCTCTAGATGAGGATAAGAAAAATGGCTCTACCTATTATTACGGCTGACCAAACTTTATTGGTTCAAGCAATTATTGTGTACCTATACGCTGATCCGGGTTTAGGTAAATCATCGATGGGTTTTACTGCGGAAAAAGCAATTTCTTTTGACTTTGACCGTGGTGCTCACCGTACTGGTGAATTACGTCGTGGTGCGGTTGTACAGGTTCAACAATGGAGTGATGTTGCAAACCTTACTCCGCAGGACTTAGCACCATATAAAACCGTAGTCATTGATACCGTGGGTGCAATGCTTGAATGCATTAAAACCCATCTATTGCTAACTGCTAATAACCGTCAAAAAGATGGCTCTTTAAAGTTAAAGGCTCAAGGTTTAGCGAACCAAACGTTCAAGCAATACATCAATACTTTGATCAGTTTAGGTAAAGATGTTGTTTTCATTGCACACGCATCAGAAGATCAAAACGGTGATCAAATTATTTACCGCCCAGATCTAGGTGGTAAAAACCGTAACGAGCTTTACCGTATCGCAGATGTCATGGGTTATCTAACAACTGTTACTACTGGTGAAGGTAAAAATGCTCGAGTAATCAGTTTTAAGCCATCCCCTACACACCATGCCAAAAACTCAGGTGCTTTAGGTGGTGAAACTGGTGAAGTTTGGGTACCAGATTTAAAAGATAATCCAACTTTCTTAGCTGATCTTATCACCCAAGCTAAGGAACATATCAATACATTAACACCGGCACAACTTGCAGCAGCTAAAGCTCAAGAAGAGTTAGAAAACTGGAAACAAAGCTGTGAAGAAGCTGAGCATGCTGGCGATCTTAACCAATTAACAGAATCGCTTGATAAAGAGCACATGTATTACCAAAACATGCGCCAAGCAATGCTTATGCGCGCGAAAGCATTGAACTTCACATTCGACAAAGAACGTAATTCTTGGATTAGTCCACCTGAATTTAATGGCATTACAGACGAACAAAGAGATGAGCTTCAGAACTTCATTGCTGAACGCGGCCTTGATGTGAAAACAGTTTGTGAGCATTTCGGTATTGATGCCCTCATCCAAATTGAAGCGGCAAAACTACCAGCAGTTAAACAAGAAATTGAAACATTAGCTAGAAATGGGATGACAGCATGAATAATTTAATTACAGCAACTGAAGCTTTTGCAGCACTTCAAAAAGGTAAGTCCGTCCTTTGCCGTTATGCTGGTGACGGAACATTAAAAGCTGATAAGTCTTTCAGCACCTTAGATCAAATGCCAGCAACGGTATTTGGTCTACCCAATTATGAGTTTTGTATTCAGCTTGAAACTATTGAACTGGCTGGGATTACTTTCACAAAACCATTGACTATTGAAGAATATGAAGAGGGTCAGGAAGTTTTTGTAATCAGTACATATTCGCCTTCTATTTACGTCGTGAATTTTAAAACCACCGCATTAATTGAATCTATTAATAGTGGTTTTGTTCAGCGTGATGCCGAAAACGCCAAGCTTCAATTAAAAGCTTTTTCAAAAGCACTCGGTTTTGAAATCAACAATGAATTAAGTGTTATTCGTCTTGGTGAGGAACCTAAAAAACAGAGAGGCAAAAAATCAAAAGCAGAAAAGCCTATTGAAGTTATTTCTGCAGAAATTCAACCAACAATTGTTATTACCGAACAAACAAATGTCACCACATCTGAGGATCTATTAATTCCAGAAACTAACGAGCCTAAAGTAGATCCTGAATATCAGAAGGCATTAGATGCCCTTCTTCAGCGTGTAAAAGAATCAAAAACACCTGAAGAGGTAAATGCAGTTTATCGCTATACCCGTACTTGGACTGATAAACAAATGGAGCCTTTGCTACAAGCTACCCATAAACGTTTGTCAGAGCTTTCAGATAACAAACCTGCTGAGAGTGATCCGCCTTCGCTAATGGTCCAGATCCAGAACGCACCAGACCTTACAACATTGGATGCACTGGAAATAGACGTAGCTGCTCGTGATCCGCAGATTCAACCGAAGCTCATGGGCTATATAAGAAAACGCCGCTTTGAATTAGAAAATCCAGCAGTTTCTCAACCAGAAGTAGAGCCTGATTATCTATTAGTGGATGGCTTCTAATATGAAAGATCAGTACAAGAAAGTAAGCCAAAAACACATGCTTGGTTTTATGTACTACTTGCAATTGCTGGGCTACGTAATAGTCCGGCAAGGCATTGATCAAGCAATGTTCCTAACAAAGCATTATGCGGTACCAGTCGCTTGGCGCCGCATAACGATCGACTATCACAACCGGTTAAATAAACCAGCTCAACAACTTTATAAAGAGTTTGTTGAGTGGACTAAAGAAGAATATTTGAGGGCTTAGGTAATGATTGATCTAAATAAAAAAAGAGAAGCTTTTGAAAGATTTCATGCCAAAGAATGTAATTGCAGTTATGAAAGTTTAAAACGTCAACTAGATAGACAAGAGGCACTAACAGGACACAGATATTTACCAACTAGTCCTCGTCATGAAGCTTGGTTGATTTGGGATGCCGCATGGAATGACGCCAGTGCTCAGGTGTTGCCAACTTGGATTAGCGTGACTGATGAATTGCCACCTACTGACATAATGGTACTTATTTGTTGGGCAGATGCTCCTGATGTCACCCCAGAACAAGACTATATGACTATTGATGAGGATTTAAATAGCGTATGGGCAAACTATCAAAATGATCCACCTTCACATTGGATGCATTTTCATAGTGTGCCAAACGTATCGGGAGCTGAACAATGAGCATAACACTTAGCGGTCATCAACTAAAAAGCCTTCTCGAATTTGTAAATCCAGATGGTGAGAAAGATTTAGATCAACTTGATACTGAACTAACAATTAAATTCTTTGAAGATGGCCACAGTGGAAAAGGCTATTACTTTTGGATGACCGAATATCCAGAAGAAGGCAGCATGTTGTTGGATGTTGAATCGGGAGCTGAGGGATGATTAATCAATTAAAACCAACTGAGATCATCCGGGATGAAATGGGTTGTTGGGTGCATCCTGAATATCTGAAATATTTGGATGACAATTATGCTGACCAAGAATGGTTGAGCCAAAGCGAATGGGATCAACTTAAGCAGCATTTCAATATTGTCACCGTTCGACTTTATTTAGAAGGGAGTGTTTCTGATGATCTATTTTTGGAGATTATGGACTCCTCAGACCTATCTAAATGGAATCCAATCGCACCGCACGGCTTTTTCTTAATAGATATTGGGTTTACGGAAGATGGTGCTGAAGCGTTGTTTGCAAAAGAAGTTAAAGCGGAAAGTAAGGAGGGGTAAGGTGGATAAATATCTGACATCTAACAATGTGTGTGAGATGTTTCATATTACTAAACGCACACTTAATCGGTGGGAAATTAACACACCTTGGGGGATTCCATTCCCAGCCCCAGCATTAAGTTCTGAGGGCGGAACAATGAAAAGATACCTCGCTACTGATGTAATGAAGTGGGAGGAAGAATGCCAGCAAAAGAAGCAACTAAAAAAAGCTATATAA